AAAGGTGCCGCGATGCGCTCGCGCCGTCGGGTCGTGATCGGCCACATGGTCGAGACGGCCATCCGAACGGAGGAGTATGTCGAACTGGAATGGTCCATCGACAAGCTTTCGAACGTGACGCCGAGGCACCGTGCCATCTCCCGCTGCAGGTTCTGCGAGAACGGGATGTACTGGCTTCCCGGCGTGGCGGCGGTGTGCATCTGGAATTCTTCGCCGGGACCGAGATGGTTGATCCTGGCAGGATCCGACATGGAGACACCCTTTTCCTTAAGCGCCTCAATCCTCATGCCCCAGATGTCGATCAAGTCCTCCGCAATTCCGCCGACATGGCTGCTCCAGTCGCCTTCAAAGCCCGGAGGAGGTTCCGAATCCGCGAGCGTCTGGATAGCTTGGAACGCCTGCTCGCTCGGCTCTGGGCTCTTGATCGTTGCTGCAAAGATCGTCTGCATCAGAGCGGTGGCAAGCGTCGCATCGGCGAGCTGGTCCGACTGAGCGATGACCTTTAGCGCCGGCGCCATGACGGAAATCCCGCGAGGGCTGCCCGGATTAAGGCCGCGATCCATCACGTGGATGACGTCGCCAGCTTTGATGTCGCGATCGACCTCGATGCCTCCGTCGCGACTACGAAACCGGTAGGCCAGCGCGCGTCCTAGAGCGTCATGGAAGATCCCCTGATCAAGGCCTTCGAACTCGCGCGTGGTGCGCGGCAACCTGTGTGGAGCCACCAGGCTGACCTTCGTCCCGGTCGTCAGCCCCAGCGAACGGCGGGCGCGCACTGTGATGAAATCGAGAACGCCGAAGGCCTCGCCATAGGCGAGATACGTCCGGACAACAGCATCAACCATTTCCGGCACGGTCATCTTCCCGGCCAGATCGCATTCGGCCGGGTTCCACGCGTAGCGTCGCCACTCGCTTTCGACGAACCGGCACCAGTCGGCCCGCTCCTTGTCCGAGTAGCCGAGGGCCGAAAGCTCCGGACGAGCGTTCAACTTCAGCTCCGTCCCGACCGTGTCAGCGACGATCTGGTCCGCAGCACCGGAGATCCAGCCGGAGTTGTGCATGAAGTCTAGCGCAAGAGCAGAGGCTCTCCCGGCTGCCTCTCGCACGTCGATCTTGGCGTCGCGCGTGATCGCCCGACGCATGTTGAGGACGCCGGATCGATCGCCGCGGAGGTATCGCATCGTCGGCTTCTGACGAGCCGGCGCCGCCGGGAACGCAACTGCTCCCGCCTTGACGCGAATGCGAGGCTTGCCATCGGTCACGAGTACGATCTCCATTTCTTGCGAGGTGGCCTAGGCTTCGATGCCGCGGTTACGACTGGCTCAGATTTTGGCTTTACGAACGGGTTCTGATCGGCAACCTCAAACAGGTCCTTCGGCTCGTCATGATCGCCGTGCAGATCGCGGACGAGATCTGCCCAACGGTCGAGAGTGAGCCTGCGCTTGTTCTGCAGATGCCAGGCGAGCGCGAAGGCGTAGACGGTCGCGTCGAACCAGTCGTTCATCCGCCCCACGACCTTCTTCCATTGCCGTCCGGCCTTCGGCTTGATCAGGCGGCGGGCACGCCGGCTGACGCTGGAGCGAGCCTCCTCATCAGCATCGACGAGGCGTTCGGCCGTAAGCTCCTTCGCGAAGTCCGCATCGCATAGATCGGACGCGAAATGGACGGTGTTGCGCGGCCACTCGCCGTTCTCCGCCCGCCCCTGCACCAGGTTGGCCATGGCAGCGGTAACAGCCGTTTTCACGTCGTAGAGGCCGACGGGATAGAGGAGCACCTTGGCGACGACGCGCTTCTTGTGATCCTTGATATCCTTCTTGACCGGCGTTCCCAGCCAGGGCAGCCCGATGGGCTCGCGACCGTCGAGCGCATAGACGTTTGGTCTGCCGGCGCAGAAACGATAGACGCGGTCAGTTGCCCAGCCGGAGTCGACGCCATTGAGATCAATACCCTTCTCGCGGGCACCGTTCTCGATCGGATATGTCCGGGCCTGCGCATCCGACAGCTTAATCCACGGCTCGTCCGACTGGTCGGGCGCACCTTCGAAGATCTCCCGGTCGATCAGCTGGATCTGGTCACGTGCACCGATCGCATAGACCACCCACTTGATGCCGTACCCCTGAACGTCGGCAGCTGATACAACCAGCGCCGCCCAGGAAGGAATGATGCGGGAAGGAAGAAGCTCATTCTTCGCCGCTTCGACGATCTTTTCCCACTCGACGGTCACTCCGCCGGGATCATACGGCTCGGCGAGATCCTGCTGGCAGAAGGTGCGCATCTTGGTGACGTCACCCTGCGCATCCTCCCAGCGTGACCAGATCTCGGCCCATTTCTCCCGCGGCGCGTATGCTGCCCAGAGATGATAGCTCGGCTGCCAGTCGCGGCACCTGCCTTCGCAAGGCGGGCAGATCCATTGCTCGATCTCAGATCCGGCAATGACCGCCGGAACCGGATCGGCACCTTCAGGTACCCGTCGCGCTATCCAGTGGCCGCGCTCGTTCATCTCCCGCTTATGGCCATCAAGGATGACGCCGTCGCAAGACAGGCAGCGCATATGCACCGGCAGATCGCGTTCCGGCTCGGCCGGGCGCATCATGTCGAAGCTCAGCGCCTGGTAGCTGCTGCAGTGCGGGCACGGCACATAGCGGTAGCGCTGATCGCCGGCCTCGAAATCGTCAGTGATGGCGCATTCGCCAGCAACGCCAGGCGTTGAGCCCTGCCATTCCTTGGCGAGGTCGCCGTACATCTTCTGGCGGGCCCGTGCCTGGTCGCGAGGACTGCCGCGTCCGTCAACGTCCTTCGGATAACCGGTCACCTCATCCATGGCGAGATACTTGATCGACACCATCTGCAGGCCCTTCGACGAGCCTGCGTTGACGATCTGGCAAAAGCCGCCGGCATACCGCTTGAACGACGTCGTGCTGCCCTGTTCATCCCGACTGCTGACCGGCATGACCTTGTGCGAGATCCGCTTCGACGCGTCGATCGTCGGCTGTAGCTTGACGCGGTTGAACTTGGTCGCCTCCTCGAGCGTCGGCAGAACGATCATCATCGAGCCGGGAGCCTGGTCGACGATGAAGCAGAACCAGTTCTCGATCGCCGTCGACTTGCCTAGCTGCGCCGCCCATCGGCAGGTGATGCGGCGGGCCGGATGGTCAGGATGCAGGCAGTCCTGCGGCTCGCGCAGGTAAGGCACCCTGTCCGTCCGGAAATCGCCCGGCCATGGCGAACCCGATTCCGGCGAAACCTTGCGGTACCGGTCGGAATGTTCGCTGAGTGTCAGATCCTCCGTAGGCTGGCTGGCAGCAGCCATGCCGCGAAAGATGGCAATCGCTCCGTTCGGCAGATCCGGGAAGCGTGTCCTGATGTCCTGAATGGTCATTGCAGTGACTGCGGTACGGCCTCTATGGCGAAGTGATCGTCGCCGGCATCCTCGCGGCGCCTCATAGCGTCGAGCTTCTCCAGCACCTGACGATTGAAGACGGCGACGCCGGCCTTCGTGAAGTTCTTGAGCGCGAGGCGGACGATGCGTTCATCCCACCCATACTTCAGGGACAGGGTCTGCGCCTCGCTTTCGATCGCTCGCTCGAAGGCGGATTGCATCATGGCGACGGCATCACGCCCCGCCTGGTCCACCTCCGCCACCGGCGTCAGTTCCTTGCGCCGCTCCGCCAGGTCCATCTCGCGCAGCTCGGCGTCAGCCTGAGCCTTACGCGCTGCGCCATCGGACTGGGATCCCGTGAAGCGGCCATTAGTCTGACCGCCTGTCGCCCGCGGATGACTGGCGGCCGGCGCGGGTGCGGAAACCCGGATCCTGATGTTCTCAGACCGGTGCGCGACGAGCGCGATGTAATCGACGAGGTTGGACTTGCCGTCCGGCTTGAGCGGCAGAGCCTCCGAGTGCTGCTTCAGGTACCGCGAGAGCGTCGAACGGTCGACGCGGTCACCGTCAGCAGTCAGCCTCGAGGCCGCATCCGTGATCGAGATCCATTCTTCGTCCATCGTGCAAGGTTCCGTGCATCACACGTGCTTGCACGTGTATTCGTGTACCGCTTGCGAAGGGTCGCACTGGTAAAATCCCGCAGTCGCGCGCCTCCGTCTGGCCGGTTTTCCCCGAAACGGTCCCTGAATGGGGGGGCACCCCCCTGCCCGACGGGGGATCAGGGCACCAGCTTGGCGAGCGCCGCCTCGACCCTCTGCTCCAGCAGCGGGCCCGCAATGCGGTCGAAGGCAGCCTTGGTCGCACCGCGCGTCATCTCTGTCGGGATAAACACCCCAGATCTGGCGAAGGTGTAGTGCCGACTTCCGCCCTTCACGCTCTTGTGCCGACCGACGCGAACCATGACGTGGCCGTTCCATTGTGGAACTTCCACCCGGTTCGGCCACCAGCCCCCGCGCATAAAGGCGCCGGGATAGAGCGTTGTCTGCCCGAAAGGACGTGCGACAACGCCGGCTTCGGTCTCCTTCGGGTTGAGATACTTCAGGCGGATGTTCCCGCCCCTCGTTCTCATCTCGTAGGAGAGCTTACCGAAGCTGGCCTTGCTCGGGTCTCCGATCGCCACCACGATGGTCTTCCGCGGCAAGCCCGTCTGCTTCGTCAGGTTGCGGACGACCTGTGTCTTAGCACGGTCACCCACCTGGTTGACGATCCGAGGCAGGACCTTCGGGAAATTCTGGTGCAGGTCGAGCACCCGCTTCCCGTACTGCTGCATAACCCGATCGGACCAGGCTACATGAACGATCTTCGCCATGTGTGCCCTCCGCCGGATATGCGAAACCCGCCGAGCGTTTCCGCCAGCGGGCTATCTAATCTTTTTCACTGTGCCTAATCTATGTCAACTTACTGCCGCACCTCAAGCCCCGATTTTGAAAAACTTATTCAGCAGCATCAACGGCTTGCGAAGATTTTGAAGATATCATCTGCCTCACCCATGGCCGCCTGATGGGCGTGAAAGGACGCAAATCAACAGTTTCCAGCCGGTCGGAAAGCTCCAGATGAAGCTGCAGCAAAGCATCCTGCCAGAGCTGCCAATCGAGACGGGAGAGGATCGTGCTGCGCAGGGATGCGCTAAGCCTGTATTTGCGATAGGCGCCGGGCTTCGGCCGCTGGCGCTTACGGTCAAATCCATCAGTCTCGAACCAGTACACTCGGTTGAGGCTGTCCTTTGCCTTGGCCTGAATGAACCAAAGCGGCTTACCCTGAGCGCCTACCATCACTAAGTCCGGCTTTGTAGCACTCCA